TTACGGTTTCGGTAAAGGTCAACTTGTTCGTCCTAGTTTGAACAACGGAACGAACACCAACGCTGAAACACGAGCGGATGATGCTTTGACTTATTCTGCTTTGGACGTTGACGAGTGGGGTGACTCAATCAAAACTTGGTATTCAGGTGATGCTAATTTTGATAAGGCTGCAATGCTCAAAGATGTGTTTGGTGGCTATGTTGCACCAACCGGCACAACCGGAACAGGCACGTCAGGACAATAATTTAATAGACACCCGAAAGGGCGTTCTTAAAGGCTATTTAGTATTTCTCCCCTAGATAGTCGTTAAGAGCGCTTTTTAATTGCTCACAAAAGGAGAAAAAACATGGAAATTACAATTAAAGAACCAAAGTTGAATAACAAAGCCTTTACTTTTACGGACTCTGTGCGTAATCAAAAATTGATTACAAAAATGATGAGAGACGGCTACAAAGAACGAGTAGATGCTCAAGATAATGAACAGTCAGAAGTTGATGAATCAAAACTCACTGCCGAAGAAATCATTGATTTGGAGCAAAAACGAATTGAGAGCCAGATTCAAAATTGGGACGACCAATTGAAGAAAATTGACTCAATCATCAATGTGTTTGCTACTATTTTTGATTTGAAAGGCAAGCAAAAAGAGATTTTGGAAAACTTGTCATTCAACGAC